ACTCTCCCAAGCTGGTCTATTTACTCTAAAATCTTCAGCGCCACTAATCCAAACCGCGTAATACACTGTACTAGAAGTAGGAGTCATGTTTGAAGTAACAGGGGGGTTCACAACTCTAAGGGAGAGTTGTCCATTCATTCCACTATCACCATTTGTTCTAGGCACCAAGTTTGTCTTTTCCATATCAGGGACTTCTAACCAGTCGAAGGGTTGTAAGTAAGGCACTGTAAAGCTATAACTGGTATCGCCCTGTCCATCGATAATAGCACTCACCAAGTTTCCAGCATCTGCATTGCCTGGAGTACCTGCATAAGTACCATCTGGATTCCAACTCAATCTTACTCTGTATGATGTTTGTGATGATGCAGTGAACATAATGTGATACTTCAGACCTCCAGTCCAAAAACGAAAATGCTGAGCTAAATTTGCAATAGGAGTCATGTCAAACCTACGATAGTGATTTGGCTGTGTAGCAGTGTGTACAAAAGTGGGACATACTACTAATGGTCGGTCAAAAATTTCTGAGTTTACTGCACTCTCATTGTTAAAACTTCCTAACATAATCAATCCTGGTAACATCTTATAATTGTCTATAATATCATAATCAACGTCGTCACCATAAATTTTGAAGTCTGAAGCAATTCTATTTTCTGGGTCTAGTGACAAAAAGTTAGAACCGTCTAAGCCTGACGTATTTGCTAAATTTGTCACTGTCTCAATTTTCCTTTTATCTGTTGATGCTAATGTAGTGGGCATAGCAAGATCCATAGCTCTTGTAATACTCTCTATCGCTTTGAAAACGGGTTCATCCTTTGCTACTTGATCTCCTATCAAAGGCAATCCCTTAACGCTATGAATCAATTTTCTAGACGCTGAGGCTATACCACTAATAACACCTTTTTCTGATCTAACTTGTGCTTCCTCTTTCGTAGACATTTGAGCTCTGAAAGCAAGACCAGAAACTTCTGGATTGTCGAAATTAGCATACACAGTGTAATCAATACTAAACGCACTTGCAGTGTTAGCACTACGAAGCGGGTGTAGAACATGAACTTGAACTGTTCCCATCTTTCCAGTTACTTGTTGGTTACCGGTACTTCTCAAGTCATAAAGTAACCTTGGGTGAACATAAGGAATTATAAATTCCGTAGTAACTTGAGTGTTAGCAGAAACTATTCTATGTTGATTACATGCTGCTTGATAAATCGAATATCTTGAAGTATCAGTCAAATACCATAATGCTTTGTTGTAAACGACATCATTTTCTAATCCTTCAGGTATGTAACTGACTAACAATTTTCCAGAGTGAAAAGGTGTAGTGTTCAATCTAATTCCAAATCTAATGTTTGCTCGCAAATATTGAAAATGATTCAACTTTTCTAAAAGAAAAGGAATATTCAATAAAAGATTTGGAAAATGATAAGTAGCTATCAACGAAGTGATTGCATCTGAAGTTTGCCAAGTTCCTGTCGCTACAGGATAAGGTCTTGACAACACAACATTCAAGGATTGATCTGTGTACGGATTTACATTAGTATATATGTCTACATCCTTCACAATGTCTTCTGTAGGTTTATCCTTACCTACCAAATCAGAAAACACTGTAGGTAACACTTCTGTCTCTTCATGTTTGACATTTTCAGTTCGAATCTTCTCATCTGCCGATTGCGCGCGCAGGAAAAGTAGGTTAATTTCTTTAACCTTACTAGATTTAAGACGATTTAAAGTCTTAATCTTGCTAATTTTCTTTGGAGTGTTTGTGTCTCTCCTTGACAGCCCGTTATTCTTAAGTTTGTAATTCATTAAAATAAAAAGGTGAACTTATTTCAGACAACTTGCGTTAAACTAATAAATTATAGGTAGATATTGCTCCAAAATGAGGATATCCACGAAGCTACTTTAATCATTTAACACGAAGCCGCGATAAGGACGCTCCAACCAAATATGTTCTGTATTAAGTTTGGAGTCCCGCCCATTTCGATTCCTTCTAGAATTTGACTGCAGCTCCCTCACTAAAGGTTTCAAGCTGCCTGAACATTCTCCAGCACTCTTCATAGGTCTTGAAGTCAGTGCGTGCTCCTGGGTAATGTCTCTTGATAATTTCGATCCACTTGGTCCTGAAATGATCGAAATAGATTCTGTCATGCATAGCCAATTCAATAACTGCACTGGAACACGTGGCTGTGCATTGTTCTGCTGGTGGAATTTTGCCTCCTCCCCAACAGGTACTCTCAAGGATATTATCAATATCCAATCTTCCCATCACTAGTCCTCCAATCTCACATGGGGTCCTCTGCAAGTACTTACACTTATCCCAGTCATAGAACGCTTCCAAAGCTTGTTCCTTAAAAATGCTTGTGTATACCATACCATGTCTGGCAAACTCTGCTGATACATCAAACATGTCAAAAAGGGGATCCTTTTTGTCGACTGGGCAAATGTGGTCGTCGCCGAAAACTCTCATGTA